GTGTTAGCTAGTTAATTTGGACAAGCAAATGGCCCCTCGCTTTTAATTAAGCGGGGGGCCAAATGTTTGTGTTGGCGTTTTTACGCCTCTACTGCAGGCTCATCATCTGCAAGGTCTGCTTCTAAATCATCTAGGTCCTCTTCATCAAGGTCTAGTTCATCAAATCCATCTTCGAAATCATCTTCAAAGTCTTCATCGAATAGGTCTGGGTTTAGTTCGTCTGACATAGTTTCTCCTTAGGCGTTATTAGTGCAGGTGCATGTTTGGCAGTGTTGGCGGTTCCATGCCCTCTGCGTATTTACAGAGAATGATACAGCCTCTAAGTGTTCTGGATTAACACAAAGTTTTACACTACATAGGTGGTCTATAACCAACCCTTCCGGTATTTCTCCTTTAGATAACTCATAGATAACTCTATGGGCTACCGTTGCCTTACCCTTCCATTTTACAGTTCCATATCCTGTAGGATGAATTGCACCCGACCAAATATGGCACCCCTTTGCATTAACTGTATGCCTTGTAAGAGGATCCATGGGTACTGGACCCGGAGGCATACCATTTGTTAGACAATTTTTGCATTTAGACCGACGACCATCTTTAACACGGAAATCGGTATAATAATCTTCTAGTGGCTTGTCTACTTTGCAACTACGGCAAAGACGGGTTGTGGTTAGTGTTTTCATTCCCATACTTTACCATAGTTTCACAAATATTAGTTACCATCTAGTTGGATGCGATAGTCTCCCCTGGCTTTAAATCTTTAATCATTTTTACCTCACAAGCGTCTGTGCTGCAAAAAGCCTCACCTACAGCATCAAACGCCATACCTTCGTACACCCCGGTCAAATCAATTGGAAACAGGGTCATTCGGGCTTCTTCGTATTCATCTGCAGTACTGGTAGTGTACGGCATTTGCGGATAAAGAGTATCATCCATTGCAAGGAATGACACAGTCTTTAATTGACCATCGTACATGTGCAGTACGGTGCCAATAGCTTCGGATTCTTTCTTTGGATCAAAAGATACAGTTACAGATACAGAGTTGTCAGACCAGTAACGTTGTGCAGTTGCAGCTAAAGCCATTTTCTCATAGATACTTACATCCTTTTCAGAACGCATAGCCTCAGACTTAATTGGGAAGTACACGACCGAAGTATTATCTGGGTCAGTACTTGATGGCTCAATACGATAGTTAGCCAATTTAAACAGAGGAAGCATAGGGTCGTTATTAGCAAAGCGGATAGTACGCAAGAAGTACTTACCTCCTGGAGTCCAGTGAACTCCTGGGGATTCTCCCGCCAAGATTGAGACTGTGCCGGATGGCTTTACTGTAGTCATCTTGATTGACTCACGGATACCTAACCACTCAGAGTAACTCTTATCATAGTTAGTTACTACATCGTAGCCTTCATCCATCCAGGTACGAAGAAGAGGGAGACCCTTTGTATCAGCAAAATTTGCTATACCGGAGATAGACGTACCAATACGGCGGTTGCGCTGCATGATAGCGTTGGTCTCCTCCCAGTGAGTAGGAATCAAAGTCACAGTTTTAGCGTAGAGGTATGCAAACTTTAAGGTGCGCTTGAAATCATCTAGGCTGTCATGACGATTGATGTATGTTTCAACCAACGTACAGCATTCCATTGACTCCAATGACTGTTCGGCACATGGATTATATCCAGCTGCTCTCCAGTCTTTGTTATTTTCGGGATCTGATAAACGACCGTACTTACGGGTTACATCCATCCATATCACACCCGGCTCACCGTTGCGGGCAATACCCTCAATGATGGGAGTTAGGTCTTGACCGACTGATACCTCAACAGAGTTGTTGGACATCCAGCCCCAACCAGGTGCGTCCGGATCATATGAGTTACGTTCTGGGAATGCCTCTGAATTCTTTAAGTTCAGAAAGTCTTGGTCATCAATGCGACCAATTAGTAGCTCAGCTGAACGTCGAACGTTTCCGGAGACTACGCATACGCCAATCAAGTTACCAAGGTCTGCAATATCACGGCGGGTAAGTTTCTCCCCTGCACGATTCCCAAAGATCTTAGTTATGTAGTCATGCAGTTTGACTAATGGTTCTGCTCCGGCTGCGGTTCCGCCAAAGGTTTTAATCGGAGTACCGGCTGGTCGAATTTGCGAGTAGTCGAATATAGGGCACTTCGTATCTGGTTTAAGGTAGCTATTGATGAGGGCTGCGGTGCTTTCGACCCAGCCTTCTCTGGTATCTGGGATGACATAAGTCTCTCCTTCTTGACAAGTGTAAATAGTAAAATCTTTGTCTGCCCCTTTATCATCAAAGCCAACACCAACTCCCAGCATAGATGCCTCCATAAGGAAGGCAAATGGTTTAGCCGGATCAATCTTGGTCATAGCGTTTGTAGATACGAAAGAGCAGTTTTGCAACGCTGCAGAGTTCTTTTGAACATTAACGAGTGGGGTGCCCATCATCCAGAGACCACGTCCTGGTGGAGTCCACTTCAGGTTGAATAGTCGGTCGAAGCCTTCTTTGGCTGAGGAAGCAGCCTTGGAATCTGACCAAGGTAGGCGTTGGGTTTTAGCATGGTCTTTTTGTAGCGAATACATGCCATTGATGACTCGTTCACACACATCTACCCAAGTCTCTTTAGTCCCGTCCTCTTTAAGACGAGAGTATGTACGCAGAAAGGTAATCTCCCCTACGGAGTTGCCGGCAGCATCTTGATATCCCCATGGGACTTTCTTTGAGCGGTAGGCACTGACGAATTCTTCTGCTAGTTTAAACGAAAACATTACATATCCTCTTTCTTATCTATTCTCACTGTTATCAGGGTCTAGCCTTCTAAATGGTCATTGATTATTTTGCTGGCGTCCCCTTCAGACAAGCCATTGTTGGGCAACTCTCTAAGAGTATTTGCCCTGTCTCCGAATAGTGCCGACATGACTCCTCCGGAACTTTGACGCTCCACAGTCATGCGAAGAACCTCTTTGTTCTCCTCTAACTTCTTAATTTCTCCTACGATCTTAAATAGTCTATCAATCTCTTGACCTGTATTTGGGTCTGGGTATCCGCCGTTTAATTCTTCTGCAAATCGAGCAAAACCTACTCTAGCGGCCTGCATTTCGATAATTGCGTTCAATAATCCCTTTAGTTGGTCTTTAGTTTTAATCTCAACCGGAAGGCTGAAGGCACAAGAATTGTTAGGTTTGAATGCCGGACAGTTGCTTGCAACGAAGCACGTATTGCATTGACGGAAGGAAGTAGTGGTGCTATTTAAGACCGGAGCATCACGAAGTATGTCTCTTCCATCAACATCTTTTTCAAAAACTGTCTTGGTTGTAACCCCAAAAACGGGTAGGGTTTGCATGTCTTCAGGCTTGCGGTTGGTCAAATCTTTCCGCACCTCAATCCCTCTGTTATCAGGACTGACCCCACGTGTTTCCGCAGAACCTGCACCGTCTAGTGGGTCACTGTAATCAGATAGCATGGGCTTCCTTTGCTTGTCTAGGGATTTCTCGAGCTGCAGATAACTCCAGATAGCAAGGCGAGTAACCTCGTTACTATCGTCATTCATAATCTTGTCAAAGTCTAAGCCAGCCTTCTCGATAATCGCTTTATAGCGGGGACGAGCCTGGTCTTTTTGTTTCTTCTGGTAGCGCACTAGTCTAGTGCCATCCCAGACAATTGTCTCGCCTCTCATCATCGGACTTAGCCAAGACAGGGTAGCAGCTGTGCTTACAGGAACTTGCCTCAAATTATCTGGCTTAGCACATGCAATTCCGTGAAACTGCAGGTCTGGGAACTGGCTCAAAAGGGCCTTAGAACGGGCTGAGAGGCTCGTATCGTCCTCAATAGCCTCACCCAATATAGAAACGTTGGGATATTGTTCAGCAAGCGTGTATAGACCAGTGTGACCTGTTTGTGAGTGCCACACCATAGAGGCACGTTCTATGCCATAGTCTGCCCAAAAGGTACGACGTTGATGATTGATCCAATTAGATCCGAGTACTGTGGCATCTAACTCTGTAGCAAGGTGGATTCTATCCTCATTGATAGTTAGGAAGTCTTGGTAGTTAGCCGCATATTCCTCCAGCTCTCGCTGTGTCATACTCAGATCATTAATCTGATGACCGCCACCATCCATATAAATCTTTACGTCGTCAGGAAACCTATCGGCCAATATGTAATCTTTGGTTTTTGGGAGTCCACGCTTGACTAACCTAAAGTAGTTAATGCTAATGTGTTTAACTCCGGCGTTAGCCAGAAGAGTTCTATGCGAAGGCACCTCTCCCCCCATAAAAACTATATTCAAAGTGCACCCCCTAAATACTTAGCTGCGTCGGTTAAGAACGCAGGATTATCACGAAAATACCCTAAACCCCTATTACAATGATCACACAATATCCCACGTACTTTTCCAGAAATATGGTCGTGATCAACCACAAGCTTCCGGGAAGATTTGCAGATCAAACACTTTCTTTTTTGTGAAGCCAACAATTCTGAATATTCTTTAGTACTAAGTTGATAGTTAGCCCCTAACTTCCAAGCTCTTTGATACTCTTTATTGCAGTCTATGCAGTATGCCCGAACTCTATGTCTAGACCCAGCTATTCTAGGAAAATGGCTGTCTCTAGGAAGAGTCCTATCGCACTTAGGGCACCTCTTATTTGCCCTACAAGAAGTGCACCAAGCTTTTGCTGCGTTACTTCCTTTAGGAAAATCAAACAGATCGTCAGATTTCTCTCCTTTACACTTTGTACAAAAACGTAAACCTTTGGCTTCAGCGTCAGAATGACCACGAAGATTTAAAGCATTATTTATAGAGGTCTGTTTCATATGAAGATTGTATCACCATATTTAAAAAGGTACACAGTTACTCGTAGCGCTTAATCTGACTTCCTATATGCGCCTCAAGTAGGGCATCTCGTTGTTTTTCAACCTCAGCTTTTAAGTCACCCCAAGGCTTTACCATACGGGTAGTTCGTACAAATTTAGGTTCAGCAAACATAAGCGTAGTTACGTTCTTAGATAGTGCATATGCGCAGCGGTCAGAATCTGGGTCTATAAATAAAGCTACACGACCACGCTGTAGAGCTAGATCTAAGTGGCGAGCCCTTAAATCTTGGCCCTCAAAAAAATCACTATCATCATAGACATCGGCATACCCTACAATCATGTTGCTACGAAGCCAATGCTCTGTTAACTTTTCAGACATATCAGAGCATATGACAACACGATATTGTTCTGCCAAAATGCGATAAAGACGGATACCCTCTTGAATTGGGTCTCCATTCTCTGTCTTCATTACTCCTTCAATTGAGATGAGTGCCGTAGCCATTTAGTCCTCCGTATTAATTACGTAATGTTCTTCTAATTATAGTTGAAGCATCGGGCAGCTCTATCCCGTAAGTTTGTTTCTGAATCTCAGATTCCGTAGCAGTTTTATGTTCTTTAATAGATCTTAAAGCTTGAATTACCCCAGAACGTTTACCGGCTTGCCAACGATAATTATTAAAATCAGCATAGCCTGAGCCTATTTTGCTAAAAGCAATATGGCGATTTTGATGTATATCGTCATAGAAAGCAACAGCTTGATCTATAGCAAGATGAAGTTTTCTTTCAGCATTAACTCGGTAGGCTGGGTTTGCAGTATTTCTAACTTCATGTAAAGCATTAGAATATTTACGTATCATATCTTCTGCCATATCTTCATCCCGCATGGTTTTTTGTTCCCATGCACGGCTGTATGGCGGTTGTGGATTACGATCCGGGTATACAGTCCACGAATCGGCTGTTAGATCATAAGCAGCATAAGGATTAATATCACGAATATCTGACTGTGGATTTACATAGTATGTAAGTTCATAGCCTTCCCAGTTACGGGTTTTAGGCATAAGATCATTGTTAAATTCTTCGTTAAATGTTTTAGAGATTTCAACATCGGAATAACCAATAAACTCTGGATTGCTTTGGCGAAACTTTACGTAATCAATACCCACTAAACAATCTAAATCACCTGGTTCTCTTGAGGCTTCCCATTGAAAAGAAACTCCAGAGCCAGCTAGCCATACGTGGACCCAAGCATGTGGGTCAGAATATTGCTTAACCAAATACTCAAAAAGCATAGTTAAAATACCAGAACGTACCCAAGAGTTAAGGCGATCTCCCTGAAATAGTTTAGGATCAAGTTCAGAAGAAGGCGCACTGAAATAGGAAGTAGACCCAGGTGTAATGCTGGGTATATCCTCATACTTATCAAATTCCATGCGCCTATTCTCCCTCGTCTTAGTCGTTACGTCTCAGCATGAGGCAAGCAGTTATGCGTTAAGAGTTGATTCATCCCCTTGAGTAGCCTTGTTTACCGCTAAACGCAAAGAAACATATTCTGCTGCGGACTGTGCTTGCAAATCCATTAAGATTTCAGAAGCATAGCGACGAACCTCTAGAAGGGTTGCATCACGCTCTACTGGTAGGGCAAAGGCGTCTTTAGTACGCTCTACAAATACGTTTCCGTCCTCATCAATTAAAACTGCAAAACCAAAAGTAATTTTTGGTGTTTCAGGAGTTGCTAGAGCTTCTGTCGTTGTTTCGTCTGTCATATCATTTCCTATTCGTATAGTCCGGCTTTTTTACGGTTTTGTTCTACTACATAGGCTTTAGCAGGGCAGAAGTCGCAAAGGTAAACCTTTGTGCTAGCTGACTTTGCTGCACTTTCCAAACCTAAATCTTTACGCATATCGTCTGTTCCTTTAGGAATTAAACGTTTACTTTCACGTTTCCAATCCATACACCCTTCTGTAGGACGCATGTGTAGATTAAAACATTTCATGGCATCGTCACCAAAAGTTGCTTTAGTTGTATAGTAATCTGGATCAATATCAGCAAGACCGCCACCAACACGGTTACGTAGATTTTCAATCACTTGTTTTTTTACTTCAGGGCGGGAATATAGTTTTACGCCTATTTTAGATAGGAAACCAGAATGTGGAATTCCGGCAGATTCATGCTTGTCAACTAATACCTGTAACAGTACGTCGTCATCAGGATGTCCCTCAAAATCAGGGAGTTCTTCAATAGTCCTACAGTTATAACAATAAAGCAGGCGAATTTTAGGACCAGTGTCCTTGATTTCCGTGTATGTTCCTTCATCAGCAGGGTTATTCCCCTGCCCCAAAATAGGTAAGCCCATATGCTCTCCTTTGTAAGTCCTCTATATTTATTATATCCGATTATTGGGGAGAACGCCAATTCCTACTTCATTAAGTCCCTATACTCATCATACTCATTAGAGGCTTGGGTGGTTGGGTTTCTTTTTAATTCTTCAAATATTTCATCAAGTTCTTGTTCTTTAGACTTTGGTACTCCCCCAACTTTATGCTGGTGCATTAAATCTGCTGCATCAACTGGAGTAATGGCAGGTAAATTATGGCCACCACGTTCAACAGCATCTTTAATGACGGGAGTTACATGATCTATGGCGGCAGGGGTTTCTGTTTGAGTTTCTGCTTCTGGATCAATACGTTCTCTTGGATTGCCAGGGCCTCGTACAGGCAGGTGAATTCCAGTATATTTATGTATTGTTATGGCAGCATTAGCACGACTAAGTTGTCTATCTACCCTGTCTTCACCACGTATTTCTTCACCATATTCTGGGCGAATTATCATCATAGTACTTGGGTCATAAGAATCTGTATTCGGTGCAATCTTAGCCCAGTGCTGTGAGCAATAGTTTTTTTCACCCAAACCATGCATTAATACACGGCGGCTTGCCTCCAAGGGGCAGTTATTTTTTGCACACCTTGCTGGTTTATTAAAGTTTACTACCTTGTGGGTACGTTGACGTTCAAACCTTGAGTCTGGAAGACGTACTTCAGCAAATTCACCCTCACCAATAACATGGGTAGTTTCGTGTACTTTTTCTTTACCTTCAGGTATGCTACCTTCTAAATTAGCATCTTCTCTATTTGCCACTACGATCACGCTCTGTCTCGGGGCGAGAATTATCTCCATCGGTACGTAAGTTTTTTATAGCTTCTGGACGTACTTTTCCTTTTGCATCACGAGCTCCACCAATAAGACTAATTTTATCATCATCTGGTTCGCCTTCTTTGCCGCCTGTGGCTACCCAAAGATCATGTAAACGAGCAATTTCTTCTGTAGGATCAAAAGCTTTTTTAGATGGGTGAGAGTTCATTCCAACACGAATAGGGCGACGTTCTTTTGCGCGATCTCTAGGATTAGTCATTATTCGTTACCTAACTCTTCTATTTCTCTACGTTTTTTTATTTCTCTACCTGTATTAATATCAGTAACTGTTGCTAAATGTTCTGTTCTACCTGCAGCAAAATGTTGAGATCTTCCTAAACCTAAAGATTCAGGAGCATTTGCCATTGCATTTTTTATATGGTTATCTAATGCATTTTCTACAGGAGGTTGTTGTAATTTAAATTTAGTAGCTTCAAAGTTTGATCTTTGTTGGGCTTTTTTTTGGTTTTGGGGAGAATCTGGACGTGCAGCTTTTTCGTCTTCAGAATATAAACCGAGGTAATCTCCGACTCCATTTTTTGCACGACGAACCATTTCTCCAGCAGGAGAAGTTTTTATTTTGTTTATACGGCCTTTACCCCAAGATTTTTTTGCCATTACTAAACCCAGCCTAACTAATTAGTAATTTGCACCCATTTGGTTATTAAATGTATCAGCTACTGGCATTGGTGAACGTGGCTTTGAAACAGCTAACGTTGAAAGAGGGGCTACCTTTGATGGAGCTTCTTGATCAATAAAGTCATAGTTCCAGTATGGATGAAGTCCACGACGGTTAGCAAGAGTGAGATCATCACCGCTACCTACAGCTACTTCAGTGTTTGGACGAACCTTACGATACTTACCGTCAGTTGATCCTTCTGTTAGTCCACCATTAAGTGAACGTGATTCGTTAGTTGCCATAATTATTCTCCTTATTTCGAGTCAGAATTTTTTGGTGTAGCAGGCTTTGATCCTGCAGGAACGGCATTAAAATTTCCACCGCCACGTTCAAAACGTTCGTCGGTATCCATCTTTGTTGCATGAGAGGCATTTCCCCACCCAGTGCCTTCTCCATTACGTGCCCAGCCGCCTGCTCTAGCAAGGGCCGATACTAACTTTTCATGTGAACCTGATTCAGCACGATCAGCCTTTACTTTCTTACGAGAACGTACATAATTTCCTAGACCCATTATTTTTTTCCTGCTTTCTTTTTAGCTGGTGCTTTCTTTTCTTTTACTGCAGCTTTTGCTTTTAATTCTTCTCTAATTTTATCTTCAGACGTTTTAGCCTTAAGCTTTTGAACCTTATAGTCCATAGGGGAACCCTCTGGAGTAAGAATTTTTTTAGCCATGTTCAGATTATCTCCCGTATTCTACTTTTTGTCAGGGTTATGGTGCTTACGAACCCTCGGACGAATTACTTTTTTTCCTCTAGCGTGGCTAGTTTTCTGCCGTCTTTTGGTAGATGCCATCTTTGACCCTGGCTCTAGGCTTGAAGATACGCCACCAGTCCAGGTACCGGTAGATCTTCTTTCCCAACTTGCTACTGAAGTAAACTGTTTGCCTTTCATGAGTTCATGAACCCCTTTGCATGTTTTTCATACCTTGCATTTCTGCAAGTAGGGCAAAGTTCTCCGCCGGCATACATAACTTCAAGAGGAGTCATCATATGACCACACTTAGGGCAGATGCGACTACCTTCATAGACAGTTTCAACATTAATCTCGTCATTCATTGCAACCACAGTTTCCATGAGTATCCCTAAGAGAGCTACAGCCCCTACAAATACCTGAAAGTCTTGCGGCTTTAAATTCTACAGCATTATTTTTATTAGTTTCTTTTCTTTCAGCCTCACGTTGATCTACACGTGCTTGATTTCCTGGTGCTAAAGGTTTTGGTGGAGATAGCTCTCCAAATTCTTGTTTTATTACGTTAGACGGGTGTTTGGAGGATCTTAAAAGATCAGTTTTTCCCCCATAGCTTTCAAGATTAGTGGGTTCGTAACAACCTTTACAGTATTCGTCACCGTCAGCAGATGTTTTAGTAGCGGCATTACAACAAGGGGTTAACGCGTGAACATACCCAACTTTATCTCCCCAATTACTATACGCAATATTAGTGTTAATTGCAGGGGAGTGACCTACTATTTCTGTACCATTTTCTGGAACAGATTCGTAATCAAAATTATTTTCATGGCCCATAATTACCACACTGATTCTGATACGTTACGGGCAGTACCTGAGTACGCACCCTTTTCTTGGGTAAAGTCTACACGAGTTGGTTGGAACTCTGCGTTGACGTCCATTACATCCATGATTCCTAGCTCACGTGTACGGTAACCATAACGTGGTGGAAACATATTAATCTGCGGAAGAGGTGGTCTAACTATGTCGGGAATTAACTGTGCAGGCATAGTTACAGATTTAAGAGCTCGCGCCATGAAAGCTTCTTGAGCATTAGCAAACGGTCCCATGTAATCATAACGAAGTAAAGATGGTTCTGGATCTTCGTTTACAATCCCACGGCCTTTACTATGATCATAGACTCCATCTTGGTTCATCATTAGCGTCTCCGTGGTCTATTTGGATTTGAAAAATCAACAACTTCGTCTGAAGTTCCTTCAACAGGTTTCATGTTACCGGACTTAACTGGATTAGATAAGTTTGAACCTAACCCAATAACTCGACCTTGCAAATCACCAGTAGCTGGGTCATCTTCTACCTGTCGTCTAACCCCATAAATTAAACGGCGATGAATATCTTTGTTTGCTATATCTGGTTGGTTCCAAAGATTTCCATTATTTATTCCAGAGTCTCTATTAACTTCTTCTGTTTTTAAAGCTTGTTGACGAGCATTATGCCAATGAAGATGTCTAGCTCCAAATGCTAACTCATTATTGCTTCTTTGTTCTACCGGTTTATGAGCACCAGCTTTAATAGCAAAATGATCAACTATATCTTTTAAAGAAAACCATACGCGGTTGTTACTAGTCTCTTTTAAATTTCCACTTTTTGTATCAACATAGTGCGGTACTTCACCATAAGCTGCATGCTTATAGTTTCCTGGATTAGTAATACCAAGATCTCTAGCAACGTCTCCTGATGTAAGCATAGGAAGACCTTCAGGATCTCTAGGACGTTCTGCACGTCGTGGTGCAGGAGTCTCAATAGACTCAGGAACGATAGGGTTTGGCTTACCGGAAGATTTAACAGATTGAGATTCAGTAACGCTCCATGGAGGCATAGGTACATCTCTACGTGTCATTATTTTCCCCCATATTTTTTACTCATTTTGTGTTCTAACATACCAATTTTAAAAGCAGCAACTCTTCCTAAATTATTTGCAGTACTTTTTATAACTGCATCATTGCACTCTATACATTTAGAGCCATGACCCATGTCTGTAAATCTTTTACCATCTTTATGCTGATAAGAGTTTTCATCTCCGTCAAAGTCTTCTATTTCGGGAGCATCATAAGACATTATTTCCACCTTGGTTTTAAGTGAGCAAACAATGCTCCGGTACGAGGATTAAATTCTGCAGGTACGTTTGCTGATACGTCAGCTTTACCGTCGTTAACAAGATGTGGTGCTGGAGCTAATGCCATCTTAGGCGCATTACGTTTGCCCATCATAACAAGTGATCCATCATTATCTACGGTCTTAAATAGACTTGGCTTCAAACGACGATCAGGTTCTAAATTCTCTGGCCACATATATGAAGCCGGATCAATGCGCTCACCTTTGTGAACACCGCGTTGGTAGGCACGTTGGTTTTGACGGTTCTTTAATGAGTCAAGAACTGTGTCGGACATTGCATAAGGCTTTCCCTTATCATCACGACGTGAACGAATAGTTCCTAAATAGCCGTCAGGGATACTCCGCTTGGGGTGCACGTCCCACACCAATACGAAGGAAATCCATAGCGCTACGAGGTACGACTGGGGTTCCACCACCGCCGGTGGTAGTATATGCTCCGATATAACCGCTAGCACCTAAGTACTGCCAGTTATTATGCGAATTAGGCATTTATCTCCACCTTCTTTCTACGATTAAAAGTACGAACAGCATGGCAATTGGCACAGACCACATCACACTTTGCTATCTCTTCCCATAGTATTGTACGGCTGTATGAACCCATTTTTTCTCCTATATTAAATAATTTTTCTGTGCCAGGTAGGTGGTCAAACTCTAAAGCTGAGGGGTGCTCTTTGTATCCGCAATCGACACAGCCTTTTTCCATTTGATACTCATGAACCTCTTTAACTTTTCGTTCTGCTTCGGGTCGTGTGTATTTTACATACAAACACCTGTTACACATAGAGTGCCGTTGACCGGATTGTCTACCGGTGGTCGCCCTAAATTTAAACTTTGCTTCAGGTAAAGATATAAAGCATGATTTACAGGTCTTCATTTGAGTATCCTTCATAGACATATGGTACTACACAATGGCATGAAAAAGGGGACAGATGGTTAGTCTGTCCCCAAATTCTTTAAGATTTACTTAGATGATCCAATACCGAATGCAGCGTCCTTTGGATTTAGGAAGCGTAGAACTACTGGAAGTAGTGCTGCGACTCCACCCATGGCTACAGCCTTGGCGTCGTGGTTTCCAGACATATAAACAGCAAGAGCTGCTGCTAAAAATGAACGGGCCCATGATGCGGCTATTGCTTGAATTTGCGTTGTGTTCATGTTTCTCCTTGTTTGGGTGTACACCCTTTTAAAGGGCTATATCTATTCTATAGGTAAAAGAGTTAGTTTGTCCAATTTGGGTGGCCAAAACCAACTACAAATGGCAACAACCCACGCTTATTTGCTTTAAAAGCACGAATACGTTGAGCACATTCCCCGCCATTTGCTTGGCTACCTGTAGCTTTATGCTCAGGAGAAGTGTTTCCTTCAATAGTAGTTATAGTGCCATCGCCGTTGTCTTTAACCACAATGCCTACATGTTCTACTTCTGCTCCGCCTTTTGCAAAGTCAAAATAAACAAGATCTCCAGGTTGTGGTTTTGCTGTTGCTGCATCAGACCATTGTTTATTAGCTTTAAATGCTGATGCTCCTGCAGGTGTAAAAACTGTATTAGGAATCTTTACTCCGGATTGATTTGCTACCCACATACAAAAGCTTCCACACCATGCTTGAAAATTAGCTTTTGTAAAAGCGCCATAGATTGTTTCATTATCTTTAGGTCCTTCAATAACCCCAATTTGAGATGAAGCTACTTCTAGAAAACGATCTGCTGAACCTGCGGGATGTGTTGTAACCGCCGGTACTGGTTTTGCTACTGCTGATGTCATATTATTCTCCTTCATCTACATGCTGTTCAAATCGGCCTTCCAATTTGGCAACCGAAATTTTAATTTCACCTTGATTATTTTTAAGATCTATTAACATAGGAATAATTTCTAAATTTATTTTGTCATGAATTGAAGATCCGTGATTAGGAGTCATTTCATTTTTAATAGTTTTAATATCAGACAAACTACTATCAATTACATGGTGTATGGCTTTCTTTGCTACAAACCATAAAACGCTACCTACTCCAGCGCTAACAAAAAAATAAGAATAAATTACTGTTGCCCAGTCTGAAGTCGTCATATATCTCTCCGGCTGTTGTGATTACAATAAAGATAGTATGCCGACAAAAATACACCCTGTAATGTTAAACTACCTATGAGCATAAAAGGAGATGACAATGAGTAAACTATACAACACAATTATGCGTATAGTAGCCGTATTTGCAGCCAGTGGTTTATCCGTAATTGGCGCAGGAGCTTTAGCTGGAATTAGCACAATTAAAGCTGTAGCAGTAGCCGGCATTACAGGAGTAGCAACAGTAGTAGAGCGTCTTGCTCGTTCTTTTCTAGATGATGGAAAACTAGATCAAGACGAAATTGATGCAGCATTTTCTCAGATTGATTCAAAATCTAAAACTGAAGAAGATATTCTTTTAGAAAAGAAAAAAGCTAAGTAATAAAAAGCCCCCATCACTGGGGGCTTTTTTATTATAGCGTATTGCCCGTTACATCTACTGTAGAGTGAATTTCTTGCCCACGATACATTGTCTTGCCTTTATGAATATGAACTTGATCAAAGTGAAAACTGTCATCTTCCCCATCTTTAAAAAAGATAACGCTTACGCCTTGCTGCCAGTTCTCAAAATACTGGAGAGCTTGCCCCTTAACGTCCACCCCACCTTTGACAGAGGGAACTGCTCCGTCAACTCGACAGAGGCATCCCGGACTAAAAGAGACGCTCTTAATTGCTTGGTCACGATCAAATACCGTTTTTGATTGTTGTTCCATCCGGTGAGTGTGACCAAATAACGTGGATATATTTGGATTCGAATTTGCATACTGAGCAGCCGTTGAACCGGAGGCGTTAGCCCTATCACCATGCATAGCACGGAGACGCTTATTAATCCAATGTGCAGCAGCAGGGTAACCATCAATAAACTCCACTCCAAGTTCGTCACAACGTAATAGATTTTGTAAGCTTAGTACCGGCCATGAATCCGGCATGTTTGCTACTTTAATACCGTAAGCAGCAGCAGCGTTGTTATTAACGAAACGAGTGAGACGCTTATCGTGATTACCCTCAAGAAGGATAATTCTTGCATCCATTCCGGCATTAGCACGTTGCTCAGCAAGGAAACGATGGCCACGATTAATAGCAAGTTGGGCAGTATGTGCAAAGTTTTGCTCCTGTTCATAAGTACCGTACATAGGAAGATCTAAAAAGTCTCCTAAGTTAATAACTTGGTCTACTGCATGGCCATGATCGAGCCCAACAATTTGTAGGGCAACATCCATTGCGGCCTCATCATGAAATGTATCTAAGCTTCCATCTTCATATTTACGGTAACCAATTTGTGGATCTGGTAGCGCAACCGCTACCTTCCAGCCACTGCTTATCAGCGCAGGGGTCTGGGGAATTTTTGGATTAATGATAACTGGGTCTGCAGGCTGTACAGGTTGCCAAGCCGGACCTTCATTCCACTTAGGTGAAAGAATAATCTTTGTATCATCAGGATTTGTAGAAAGGCTGACCTTACTAATCTTGCCTACGTCTTCTGGGGTAAGCCCATTAGCTTTAAGTAGTTTATCAATAGAATTTAATCCACTGACTGCACTTGCCTCATCTTTTGCATTTTTATAAGCGTCACTTAACGACATCCGCATTCCCCATTTCTATGGGCGCGTAACGAAGTTAGCCCAAATGTTGCTCCGGCATTTTTGTATAGTTCAAAAAGACTTCTAGTAGAAAAGTCGTCATCATTAATAGAATCATTAAAAGCTTGTAAGTTAGGCTCATCAAATGTGGCAGCCCATTGACCTACAACACACTTACCTATAATAAGAGTATTTTTTTCTTTTGCTTTAGAATATAAATTATTTAAACTCATTGCGCCTCCAAGCTAATAATAGGGCCTTAGTTAAAAGACCCTATTACTATTCTATACGATTTAGTAGGAAGTTTCAAGTCCCTGTGACCAAGAGTCTTTCTGACGAACGACTGCTGGTGAAACTATGCGACCGTTAGCTTGTGTTAAACCAGCTTCTGGAGCAGTTTGCTTCATGTATGTTGCCTTAATTGAGTATGCTGCACCCTTGCGTTCTCCAGCGTATGGAGCGTTAGCACGAACACCTGGATTTGTTATTGCAGGATCGCCGGCTGCTGTGTTCTTCTTAGGAACAAGTGTGCCGGACTTTGGCGATGCTGATGGTGAGGAAAACTTTGTTCCTTCACGACCTGAAGACTCACGTCCTTCGGTATTTTCTGCGGTTACCGCAGTATCTAAATCTGACTTTGCCATTATGGTACCTATCTGTTAGAGAGCTCTATGTTAATTGACCGAGATAGTAAATACAATTGCGGAAATAGATCCATCTCTTGACTCCACAGTTGTAAAACCTGGGCGACAACTTAGATCTAGTCCTCTAGGGGCTACGTATCCTCTAGCTATGGCTATTGCTTTTACTGCTTGGTTTACTGCTGAGGCCCCTACTGCACGTAGTTTAACTTGCGGTGTTTCATACAACGCATGTGCAATAGCTGAGCCAACGGATTGTGCATTAGATCCAGCGCTTACACGCAGGAACTTTTCTTCTGTATCTTTTTCGTTCACGAGTTGTAGTCCTTAAGGTATATGCCCACCCAGGACTAATATACATTACACCTCAGGTTCTGGGTCTCCATAACCAGCTTCCCGTAAAAGTTTTACAAAATCTTCTAGTCTAAGGATGGTCACCCATTCCCCTATATTGACCTCTCCCTGCCCGTTTAAGCGAAGAACAGCAACAGGTAAGTCTTTTCCATTAGACCGATCTTTAAGCTGCTTAATAACAGCGCTAGGGTTGAAATCTTTACGGGCTTTTACTTCCCAGTCAATACCCACAGTACCGGTAATATCAGTTCCAGGCCTACCAGCACCAGTGGATTCCGCAAACGGAAACCCGTGCTCAGCAAGATACTCTGCCACAACTTTTTGTGATCTATAACCACGATGTTTCCTACTCTGACTTGGCATAACCAGACATCCTTGTTTTAATTAGTACTTCTAAATCTTCTACGGCGGTGTTATTAACAAAGATCTGGTCTACTGGATATCCATCCATTTGGGTTTCGGATACGTGAGAATTAACTGGGTCTACACCAAGTCGTTTTATTCTCCATATTTGGCCATTATTAGCTTTGATCATATCTGCTTCGTTAAGAAACCTAACATCTGTTATGACGTAGTTCATATCTGGTCGAGGATCATTAAGCATACTTTTCATTGCCTCATGAACCCAAAAGTTAGGGCCAAATAGTTTGCGAGCAGCAACACCGGAGTTCTGTAGCAGCCTCCTAATATGAGGAGACTTTTTAGCCTCTTCCCATCCGTCACGATCTACCTTGGCCTTTACAAATAAAGGTTCTCCAACAATAGAGTCATACATAGGATTTGTTTCATAAAGAAATTCACGGATTTTGTCAGCAAAAGCAATACGAGTAAACCCGTAGTTCTCTACTAAGATCTTAGCTACGGTATCTTTACCGGACTGTGCGTAACCTGTTAGACCAATAATCATCCCAACTCCTTCTCTATGGCTTCAAGGGTAGGACAGGGGTAAGAACAATCACAATCATCTCTTTCTAAAAACTCTATGTGGTTATAGCAAACTTCGTGTTCACACCATAGTTTTCCATCTTCTTCTTTGGGCTT